TGTAATCATGTTTGTACAGTATTTATGCTGTTTACACCTTCTGTATACCAAGAAGGAACATTTCCTGTTTTCCATTTTGCAAATCTAGACTTTTCGTGAATATAATAATTACGATATGCCCGAACCGCATCAGTGTTTTTGTATTGTTCTGGCATTGCTTGAGCAAACGGTGGTATTGTACTATTTGAAATGTTTTTTGGAGAATGAATCAAACTATATTGAATCATGTTATCATAAGAATGTATTTTGTTATAACGCGCTTGATACACCTTTAACATTTCGTGGGTGTGTTCCCACAACCAATAATATGACTCTTTACTGGAACGAGTCCATATGGTGCATGGATGATTTACCATAGTACAACGTAAAAAGGTAAATCCTTCTTTACTTGCTTCCCATGTTTTAAACTTTCTTCCATTTTTTGTAGTTCTAGTAATCTCATTACCATCCAAAACGTGATGGGCTGTAGACATAAGTTGACAAGACTCTAAAATCATTTTAACCACATGCTTATCACACATCATATGAGCAGCGGTTCTAGGATTGTTGTCTAATACAAAAATATTCATATTTCTTGAGAAGAAAGACTTTCAATATAAAGTTCATGAATAATCTTTTTAAGTTTTTCTTTATTCTGAACTTCTTGCATTCCATCAATTTCATTATTGATGATGGATACCGTATCCAACGATGCATCAACTTTATCAACCGACAGTATATCATTGTTTTGTTCTTCTGCAACAGTTAGGTTTGCAACTTGCGCGCCATATAAACTATCCATAAATCTATCAAAGATATATGGTTTTGTTTTTGTCTCTACTATAATTTTTACAAATTTATTTCTATATTCGGTAAAATCTATTTGCATAGGATCTTCTTCTTTATCATTATACCGAATTACATAAAACATTTTGTTTTTGTTTGGTACAAATTCCATAACTCTGGTATCTGTATCAAATACATGAAATCCTTTACGTTCATTAACATCACCAAATGTTATTTGATATGGTGTGCCCAAATAGGAGATGTTTTTGTCAGTTTGTTTACAATGAAAGTGTCCGGAGTAAACGTGTTCAAATTTAGAAAATAAGGATGGATCTGTTCCTTCTTCGTGCTTTACACCCCGCAAAACTTGATAACCCACAAATTCAAAATGTCCAAGAACAAAATCTGCTGAATTGTTTTTGATAAACTGCAACACTTCTTCACTGTTTGCTTTGTTTAACCACGGTACAAAAATAAAATCAACACCACCAAAGTTTATTTTTGCTGGTGAAAAATCATAAATGTTGAAGTCGCCTTCAAACAATTCTCGAAGTGAGTTAATATCGTTAGTATTTCTGAAATAGGTATCGTGATTACCCGCAATACAATGCATTTCATAGTTACCCTTTTTTAATTTATCTATAAAACGCTTACGTACTTGATTTAGAGTGTGAAAATTTACAAACTTCCGTCTATCCATTAAATCACCTAAATGGATAATTGTTTTAATATTATGTTCTTCCAAGTATGGGAAAAATTGATTCTCAAAAAAGTCTAAGAAATGATCCAAAAATAATGGTGCATCATTTCTTGCTCCAAAGTGAGTATCCGCAATAAATGCAATTTTCATTCCATTATTCCTTTGCGCTTTTTCTTCTTCTTTTTAATCTTTGGTTTTTCTTCTTCTATATTTTTAAAATAGTTTTCTTCTTCTTCGCTTATTCCCATATGTTTTAAATACTCTGATAAATCACCTTTGGTATCTAATGATTTTAGATATTTGTACTTTATGAGATTTTGTTTCTTTTCTTTTTGTATTCTACGAAGAAATGCATAATAAATTATTTGTGTAAAATATGAAAAAGGATTATTAGATTTTGTAGGATCGAAGTTTGAACAATACATCAAGCAATTTTCTACACCATCTCCAATCATATCATCTTTAAATGGATAATTCATAAAGTTTGGTTTCTTTGCCAAATTCTCTGCAATTTCCATAAAACATTGTCCAATATATGGAGTAACAGGGGGAATAGGATCTCCCACTTCTTTAGATTCGTTTACTTTTTCTTTCCATTCAACCATCTCATCAAAAAACATTTTATTGTTAATGTAGTGAGATTTCTTTTCTATTTCTTTTACAATTTCTTCGGGTAATGGTTCTTCTATGGTATCTTCTACCCGTTTCTTTTTCTTTTTCTTTTTCATAATATACTCCACTGCTTGATGCTGTAATGATACATCAAAGCAAAACCAAATCAAGATATTTCTGAAAGTTTTGCCTTGACAGATTGTGCAAACCCCATATAATTCACTGTGCCGGTGGATACCGGGCCGTTCAATATATTACTTGATGTAATCATTCGGATCGGGCGACCAGTCATCGGGATTATTTCCAAAAACATCAGAAGATGAATCATTTTCCGAAATATCTTCATCAATTTCTTCAATTGAATCATCATCGAATTCTGGTCCCATTAATTCAATACCATTTTGTTCTAAAAATTCTATTAATTGTTTTGCAACATCTATAGGAAGATTTAAGTTGAAATTAGCCATTCCGGGTGGAACTTTTTGTCTAAATGGATTAGGCATTCCGGGAAGAGGTGGAAATCCAGGAAAAGGTATTTGAGGGGGATTTTGTTTTGGTAATGTCTCGTCTTCTTTTTTGAGTTGTTTGTAAATTTCTGGCATATCTTGCTTGAATTTTTCAACTTCATAGCAGTTTAAAATCTTTGCATCTGGTTTCCAAGATGCGGCAATTAAATCTGTTGATATAGTAATATCATTTTCAATTGAAAAATCTGCCCAATTTCTCATCATTAAAACGTCCGATGTATTTGAAGTCATTGGATCTACAACAGTAACCAATTTAAATATCATTGGTCTGTGAAGTGATACCGTTTTTTCATCCGTGGAATTTATTTCTGAAATAATGGTATCACTATTTTTCAATTTTATTATTTTATATTCTAATTCCATTCCTACTCCTTTATTGGAATATTTATTTTACGGTAATCAAACTTTTCATGTTCGTATATTTTTAGTCTTTCCAGAAAGTGTCGCAAAGTATGGTTTTGATACGACTTCCAAGATAAGTCATCTGCTATGTCATATAATTTTGCTTTGTCTTTAAATTCTGACTTTCTTAATTGTCTACCAATACTTTGTAATACTCTAATCCTGCTTTTGGAAGGAGAAGAGAATACTATATTATGTAGTCTTTTTATTGAAATCCCTGTACTAAAAGTACCATATGAAGCGACTATAATAGCGTTTTCTTCCTTTTCTACGATCTTACGGATAGTTTCTCTATCTCCTGCTTCAGTTCCTCCGTAAACAAAGAAAACTTTCTTTTTATCAGCCTTAGATAAAATTTGATGTAATATTTTGCCATGTTTTTCCACAAATTGAAAAAGAATTAGGGTATTACCCTTTAATGATTCTGCTAAATTGCATATAAAGTCATTACGTTTTTCATTTTGTACTAACCAATCAATCTCTTCAGCATACTTAAGTTTTTTACAACTTTGTCTAATATCTGGTGGATACCCAAGAACAATACAATCAATATTTAATTTTGAAAGTAGATCTTTATCCATTAGTTCTTTTGTACTTGTTACTTTATGTACTCTTCCAAATAAACCCTCGATTACAAGTTTATGAGTAAAAGTACCATCAAGAGTACCTGTTGTACCTATACGATATGGACAACTGGTAAGTTTAGTCATGATAGATGTTAATGATTTTGATTTAAACAAATGGCATTCATCTCCTATGACAACTTCAAAGTCTTTAAAATAAGAAGCAGGCATTTTATGAATACTTTGCCAAGTGGAAATAACTACTTGTTTATCTGTTTCTTTTTCTTCCCCACCGTATATTTTATGACAATACTTTCTGAGTTTCCATGAAGAAGATTTCGAGTATTCAAAAAAATCTGAATACATTTGAGTTACTAATGAAATTGTGGGAACAATAATTAGTATTTTCTTTTGAGAGTTTATTTTGTCAAGATAATAACGAACAAGAGTGTAAATAATTAAACTCTTACCCGAACCCGTAGGAGAAAGTAAAAGACATCTATCATGATTAATTGCATGACAGATGCCTTCAACTTGGTGATCGTGTAATTCAAAAGGTATTTGCAATAATTTTGCAAATTGAATTACTTCTTCTGGAGTGATATTATTTTTTCTCTGAGTTTCCGGTCTTGTAATGCTATACGATCTATCCTTCGCAAATTGGACGACATAATCTTCCAAACCTGCGTAGATTTCCTGTTTATAGATGTTGTATAGTTTGATCTGTCCATCCCACATTTTATTCCGAAACGCAGGCATGAATTTATGACCAGGTACTTTGAATGTGAAAAAATCGGAAAGTTCTTTAGCATACCCTTTATCACACTTTACCTTTATAAAAACAGAATCAACTGGTTCAATTATTAAATCACTCATCTAAGTATTTATGACATCACAATTCCCCATTTATAAACTTACGCCAAGTAATGGCATCGCGGATGTGATATTGGCGATTAGAAATCATTTTAATAATTGATTCTAAGTAGTTTACTTTTTCTTCTTGTACAAATACTCTATCTCTTTTTTGATTCAGATCCACATCCGATTCCATATACAATTCAACATCTTGCTTTAGAATACGCAACTGAAATGGCTCCCAATTAAGTTCCTTTAGTTGTTCCTCTGACATTTTGCCAGTATAGTATTCCCACTTTAATTTTAAAAGTTGTCCCAGTTCATTTTTCCATTTACGTAGTACAAGTTTCTCATCGTACAGCATATTTAAATATTTACCATGTAACTGGGGAATGCGTAGAGACTCCGTATCCAGTTCGGATTCGTTAAACTTCAAATCAACTTCCGCCATCTTTTTAATATCATCAAATAGCATAAAATCTCCTATGGGGAGTATATCACACATCAAGTAAAAAGCAATTAAATGTTCTGTCTGAGGGTTTCTACTGTAAACCCGCTGTATGCAAATGTTACTCCAGCAATCGCAGGATTAATATCACTAACAGTACTGTCTAGATCTAATCCAGATATTGCCAAAGGAAAACAATCTCTATATGTGAAATGCAATAAACCTAAAGACTTACTGTTCATCACTATTATTGAAATATCAGAAAATCTTTGTGTTTCTTGAACTTGATTATTGAATGTATCAATTGGCGTAATTGTTCGTAACCAATTATACAATTCTAACCAATTAGACATATCCTCGTTTACAATGAATTTAACATTTAAATCATCATGCGTTACCTTGCCTGGAGTCCTCTTTATATCGGTGGCAAAGGGACTAGGCTGCGATATAGGACTAGATTGGATACCGGGTAGGTTGATTGACTGACAGAAATAAACTATATGAGGAGTTCTATGCAATACCATTTTATATTCGTTCAACTGCATTGGGTTGATCGACTTTGGCTGTCTTTGTATTGCGTTTGTTATTAGATTGCTCATAATAGTATCTATAAAAGAATAAAGGGTTCCTTTCGGAACCCTCTACTCGTTAGTTTACACACTAATTATTAGTTAGTGGTTGGGTTATATGTAGCGTCGTTACCGTGGAGAGCGTCAACGCGGAAGATGCGGTAGTATTGATTGCGTCTGCGGGTCAATACTTCTGCGTCTGGGAGGTTACTGGCGTTGAGAACATATGGGTTACTTACCATACCATAACGGGTCTTGAAACCAATCTTTGGTTGGAATGTACCTGTATCAACGGCTCTTACCATTTGCAATGGAACGTATGGGCAGTAGAAGAGACCAGCGTCGTATGGACTTGTTCCCTTATATCCTACGCATACGAAATTGATTGGTGAGAAGGTTTCTGTGTGGGTTGGCATTGAATATGGATCAATGTAAACCTTGATACGTCCACCGTGGAGTGTACCAGCGAAGGTGTTACCATTAACGTCTGTGTTAAGAGCACCACTGAAAGCTGGGGAGAAGTCGAGCAAGCCACTCATACTGAGGGCAGCAGCAACGTCTGGACTTGTGATGATAAAGTTACCCTTACCACGACGAGTCTCAGCACCTACTACGTTGCATTCGCGCTCGATTTGGAAGGTCAAACCACGGAACTTTTCAGCACTCCAACGACCATCTGAGTCGAGTTCGAGATCGTAAGTACCACCACCACCGGCTCTGTTCAAACCAGCACCTGAAGCCTTACCGGAGAGGTCGGCTTGTTGGCAACCCAACTTAGCGACATCATAGATTTGACGAACCAACTCGCGGTTGATTTCAAACATGATTTCAGTTGAGAGGATGTTAGCCAACTCTGTCTCAGCGTCAAGTCCGTGAACGGCCTTGAGGTCTTGAGCGAGTTCTGTTGTGTACTCTGCCTTGAGGGCGCGAGTCTTGGC